TGATCCTATCGCCCCCGGTGAGTTCAAGGAGGTCGAGGCCACCGGCATGGACCTGAACAAGGCCATTGTCCCCCTCCCATACAAGGAACCCTCCCAGACTCTTTATCAGCTTCTTGGTTTTATCACGCAGGCCGGGCAGAAATTTGCCGATTCCACGGATGCTGTCGTGGCAGACTCCACGAACTATGGTCCAGTCGGAACCACTCTGGCCCTTATCGAGGCATCTGCCAAGCTTTTCTCAGCCATTCACAAGAGACTTCACAAGTCACAGAAGGATGAACTCCGCATTCTTGCCCGGCTTAACTATGAATTCCTCCCTGATGAGCGCATGGTTCTTCCAATTCCGGGAATGGATCTTCCGATTTTCCGGAGTGATTTTGATGGTCGTGTCGATATCATCCCTGTTTCTGACCCGAATATCCCATCACAGGCCCATCGTCTGGCACAGGCACAGATGCTTCTCCAGATTTCAGCCCAGACACCTCCGGGTACCTATAACATGCGTGAGGTACACCGTTCCCTTCTGAGTGCTGCCGGAATCACCGATCCAAATCGGTTCCTTTCCCCGGAAAAGCAGCCCCAGCCACAGGATCCTGTCTCTGATGTCATCGCTGCATCCAAGGGTATGCCCATCGCTGCATTCCCCGGACAGGATCATCAGGCATATATCACGGTATTTTCTTCATTCCTTCAGGATCCGACCCTTGGTCAGAACAAGGCCCTTCAGAGTATTGGCCCTCTACTACAGGCGGCTATCCGGGATCATATGATGATGCAGTATCAGGAGACCATGGGTGGCTTTCTCCAAGGTGCTACCCCGGATGTCATGCCTGAGATCATGGCCGAGGCTGCCCAGCAGATTCTCAATGCGAATCAGCAGCTTGGCCAGTATCAATCCCTTGAACAACAGCAGCTTATGCTGGAGACCAAGGGCCTTGAACTCCGAGAGAAGGACATGGCCCAGAGCAACGCCAAGGATATTGCAGAGCTATCCCTCAAAAAGCAGGAGCTTGACATCAGAAAGCGTGGACAGGATATTGAAGCAGCCCGTGATATCGGGGCGAACACCATTCGGAGCAAGGAGGCTGATAACAAGAAGGACATCATGCTCCAGAAATTCCTCCTTGATGGTCTGGAAAAGATGCGAGACATTAACTCATCACAAGAGACCCAAGGATTTGCCAAAGGCGGAGCCGCAGAAATCAAAGGGTATAAACCCGGAGGCATGGTAACCGTTGACGATATGATTGCTTTGATCAATAGCTACGGGTCTAATCCTACGACTGATGAACCTTCTATGACACTGTTCGAGGATGTGCAGAGTCTACCAGAAGTAGAGACCCTGTCTCCCACCGACGCAAGCATGTTCGAGGCTGTGCAGAGTCTACCAGAAGTAAAGCCCATGGCACCTACGCCAGAACAGGCTACAGACGGAGAGATTTACCCGAAACCAATGTTGGCAACTGTATATGGAAAATCGTTAGATGATACACAAGCCTATATTGGGGAAGCAGAAAACGCTTCTCGTATTCTCACAGGTCACGTCCCTAAAAAGGATGGTTCTGTCATGGGAGATTCTGGTGTTACAGTTTCCACGGGTCTTGACCTCGGAAAACAGACTGAAGAAAGCCTCAGAAACATGGGTTTAGATGAAGCTTTAATTAGTAAACTGTCGCCGTTTTTAGGGAAGACGGGACAAGATGCTCTAGACTTAGTAAATTCTGAAGATAAGAATATTACTCTTACTGACGACGAGTACGATCAAATTGACAGAAAACTTTTGGAATTTGAATTCAACAATTTACAAAACCTGTGGGATTCGGGATCTATCCATGGAATGGACCCCGCAGGGACGACACGTTGGCTTGATTTAACTCCTGCCCAAAGAACCGTGATTCAGTCAGTCCTACGACAATATGGAACATCAGGAGCTCCTATTTTTATAGGACACGCATCCAGAGGTGATTGGGTAAATGTGATTAACGAATTAGATAATTTTGTAAACCCAGACTCTGGAAAAGATCAATACCTATCCCGCCGTGAAAAGGATTCAAATTTACTAAGGGAAGAATTAGGTCTTGATCCAGTTGATCTTGATGGAAACGACTAGTGCCTTGGCGTAATGTAGGAAATGTGGTACAAAAGAAAGTAGGCGGTAAATGGAAGAAGCACGCCAAGGCTTCCTCCATTGAGAATGCCAAGAAAATGGTCCGAAGACTTTATCAAGTCGAGGGACAGAGCAAAGGAACCAAGTAGATGGAAGGCAAGATCCCCAGTGGCCCCGGCGCTGTAAAGAAGTCAACCGATTGGTCAAAGACTTCTTCAGCCGATTGGAACAGCAGAAAGCGTCTATCAATGCTCCGTGGTGACCCCAAGAGCGATTATAATGATAACGTAAAGCCCACCATGGCCAACAGAGCTTCATATACCGCCAAGTAATTTTGAATGTTTGAAGACCTCAAACTGGAGATTCGACAGGAACTAGACAGTATCCGATCAAGTCTCTCACAGGGTGTTTGTGATACTTATGCAGAGTATCAGCGCATGTGTGGAATAATCCACGGTTTGGAACTTGTTATTTCCATGTGTTCTGATATTGAGAGAAGACTCACCCAAGCTGACGAGGATGATTTTTAAGTAACATGTTTGAACCAGAGCTAAGCAAGTCAATTCTTAATGATGATTGGCTTTCAGAAACGAATATTTCTGATCCAACTCCCCTTCCCAAGATCCCAGGTTATCGTCTCCTGATTCGCCCTGTCCCCATTCGGTCAAAGACCAAGGGTGGTATTCTTCTTCCAGACAAGGCAAAGGATGACATGAAGTATCTGACCACGGTTGGCCGTGTTCTTGCTGTAGGTGATCTTGCCTATGCCGATCCTGACAAGTTCCCCCGTGGTCCTTGGTGCAAGCCGAGTGACTATGTTTGTTATGGTAAGCATACAGGTGCTAAGTTTCTATATAAGGGTGTCAGACTAATCATCTGCTATGATGATGAAATCACCATGGTAGTCGATGATCCAGCAAGTCTGGATCCAATGTTTAATCTTTCACACTAACCGGCGTAATTCGATTGATTCGCCACCAACGGAGAATATAGAAAATGATTGATGATAATGATGATGATAATGGTTGGGACACCATTGATACCAAGAATCCCGCCTCCCCTCCCCAAATTGAACCAGAAATTGAACTTGAAGAAACAGAAGTTGATTCTGTAGAAATTCAGGAAGAACAGCCTGAAGAACTCAAGGGTATCAACACCAAGGGTGCTGAGAAGAGAATCAGAAAGCTTGTTGCCCAGCGCAAGGAGCGTGATGAACAGCTGGCCCTTGCCGTCGAGAAGATCAAGTATCTTGAATCAGCCCTCTCAGACAAAGACAAGAATATCTCTGACTATCGCAGACAGTCTGTAGATTCCAAGAAGGAAGAGATCAAGCGCAGAGTCGAGGCAGCGCAGATGTCTTTCTCCCGTGCTTTTGATGATGGAGACAAGGACAATCTGGTAAAAGCCCAGAGTGATCTTGCTGAAGCACAGGCTGAGTTGAAGATGCTTGAATATGCAGATATCATGGGTAATAGAAATACCCACAAGGCCCCGGTACAAAACACCGTGGAACGCCCTGCAGTAACCCAGTATGACGAGGGTGCCGTGGAGTGGGCCAAGAAGAACGAATGGTTTGGCAAGGACAAGATTGGTACATCCATCGCCCTTGCCGTGGATCAGTCCCTTAAGGATGAGGGTTTTGATCCAAGAGATGATGAGTTTTACGAGGAGCTTGATCGGAGACTATCCAAGGAGCTTCCTTCCAGACTTCGTCCTAGTGGTGACGCAAAACCCACTCAGGTGGTAGCCGGTCAATCACGCAGACAGGCACCCTCCAACAAGGTTAGACTGACTCAGGATGATGTTAGTCTTGCCAAGAAATGGGGCATTCCACTTGAACGGTATGCAGCCGAAAAAAGAAAAGCAGAGAAATCTGCTGGCGATTATACCAACATTGGTTAGCGTGGGAGAAACATAAGTCATGGCACGAGTAGTTGAAAGACAGTCAAGAACTGATAACGAGCGAGACCGGGATTCCCGTCTCAATACATATGAACGTCCCAACTGGCTGGACATTCCGGAACATGTCAAGGATTCATTCTTTGACAAGGGCTTTGCCCTGAAGTGGATCCGCATTTCAGTCAGAGGCGAAGAGGATACCAAGAATATTGGTGTCCGCCTTAACGAAGGTTGGGAATTTGTCACCGAGGAAGAATGCCCTGATATGGCTCGTAACTTCAAGGGTCTTGACGTCGGTCGTCTCTCTGGTTGTGTTATTCGAGGGGATGTAGCCCTTGCCAAGATCCCCCTTGAACTGAGAGAAGATCGGCTTAATAGGTCAGCCGAAAGAACCAGAATCCTCAATGAGGCAGTCAATCACAACCTCATGAGAGACAATGATTCACGGGCTCCTATTACTAATGCCAGCAGAACAAGGGCAAGGACGGGCAAGTCCGCTCATTTCGATGGGTAAGACTGGCCACTCAAGGCTATATAGGAGGAATTTCAATGGCTTTGAATAAGGGTCTAAATGGCCTAGTCCCTGCTAGAATGCGAGGCTCAGGTGCTAACTCAGGTGGCACCACCCGCTATCGCATTGCCAACGCTTTCGGCACCAGCATGTTTACCGGTGACGTTGTAAAGCTTGGTTCAAGCGGGACTGTTGAGGTCATCACTACTACCACTGACCATGCTCTTGGCGTTCTCATGGGCGTCGAGTATGTTGATCCCGTCAGCAAGCAGCCTGTGTTTGGTCGTTATTGGCCAGCCAGCACGTCTTCAGTTGATGGTTCACCCTTTGCAATCGTCATGGACGATCCAAAGGCTACCTACGTAGTTCAGGCTGATGCCACCGTTACACTCGGTGACGTCGGTATCAACTACACTGTTACCCTTGGTGCAGGTTCAACCCTGACTGGCCGTTCTGGCTTTGGTCTACAGGTTGCCGGTCGCACCGCTGGTTCTGCAATGCTACAGGTTATTGGTCTGAACAATGTTCCAGACAATGCCTTTGGCGATGCAAACCCCAAGGTTGAGGTCCGAATCGTACAGCATGTCGATTCCTACACCTCAGCAGCACAGAGCTAAGGGAGGTTGAGACATGGCTATTAATCGTGCTGATATTGCCAAGCAGCTTCTTCCCGGTCTGAATGCAATCTTCGGTCTGGAATATTCCGCTGTAGACGAGGAGCATATGCCCCTCTTCGACATCGAATCTTCAGATCGTGCATTTGAGGAAGAAGTGCTAATGACCGGCTTTGGTGCTGCTCCAACCAAGGCCGAGGGTTCAGCCGTTGTCTACGATACCGCTCAGGAATCATGGACTTCACGCTACACCCACGAGACTGTCGCCCTTGCTTTCGCAGTCACTGAGGAAGCAATGGAGGACAACCTCTATGACACGTTCGCCAAGATCCGTGCCCGTGCCCTTGCCCGTGCAATGGCTCAGTCCAAGCAGGTCAAGGCAGCCAACGTGTACAACAATGGTTTCTCTGCTGCCTACCCCGGTGGTGACGCTGTTGCACTGTTCTCCAGTGCACACCCCACTGTCGGCGACGGCAACCAGTCAAACCTAGAGACCGCTGCCGATCTGGCAGAGGGTACCCTTGAGACCGCCATCATCAACACCCACAAGATCAAGGATGATCGTGGCATCTTCATCGGTGCTTCACCAGTCTCACTTCATGTTGCCCCCGATGGCCAGTTCGATGCAGATCGTATTCTGGCCTCCCCCGGCCGTCCAAGCAGCCCGAACAACGACATCAACGCTGTTCGCAACCTTGGTCTCGTCCCACAGGGTTACTATGTCAACCGTCGTTTCACCGACGCAGACGCATGGTTCCTCCGGAACGACTGTCCCAATGGCACGAAGCTCTTCGTCAGAGCCCCTCTTGCCACGAAGATGGAGCCAGACTTCGACACCGGCAACCTTCGCTTCAAGGCCCGTGAGCGTTATAGCTTCGGCTGGAGTGATTGGCGTCAGTGGAGAGGCAACGCAGGCGTCTAATCTCCATTAGACTAAGGAGAGGGGGAATTCCGGTTGGAGTTCCCCCTTTTTCTATTTATAATTGGCTTAGATCATCGGCATATGTCGATATAAAAAGGATTGTTAGACATGTCAACAAATGTAAAGGCTTATTTTGTTTCCGCCTCCACAACTCTGACCAATGCCGGTGGACGCCTCCACGGTGTTAACTTTGTCGGACATGGTGCAGGCGGAGATATAGCCAAGGTTATTCTGAGAGAAGGGGCCAGCGCCA